GGCTAGTTAAGTTGTGAATTGTCCTTTCCCCCCAGCCGTATTTACGACATTTGGAACTGTTCAAGATTTACGACCGAAGTCGCTGCCCGGCGGGCGACATTTGATGACTTACTTGACAAGTCATGCAGAAACAAGTGTGCAGTGTAGCAACACGACAACCCATACTCGGATGGGAAACACGCGACCACTATCCACGGATTAGTCTACTGGGCCAGTTGTCCAGACTGGGTTTTCGAACTTTATTCACCGGGCTCTAGTGATGGATGTTAGGGTTGAAGGTGCATTACAAAGCACGCGATCGGTATATGGAGCTATACAGAGTGTGCCGCTTAAGCTTGAGGCACAGTAAAGGCTGTAACAGTGATGTTACTCACCAACCCACCAGTGATTAATGCCACGGGATAGGTGATGATGCCACTCACGTTCACGTCGTCTAGATAGACGCCGATCTCGTAAGTCAAAGAATTGCTCACAGGATTCGTTCCTGTGATGACGGTACTATTTGAAGTTGGCGTTGTTGGATTGTATGGCCACGCAAGCAAGTTGTTAAATCCTGCAGTTGTTGGCCAAGATAGTGTCGCAGGCGAAGTCATGCCGACCCCCTGTATGGTAACAGCGAGGTAGACATAACCAGCAGTCCCTGCGGGAATAGTGATGGTGCGTGCTCCAAATTCCAGGGGTAACGTGCCCTGGCTGGTTTTCACGCCACTGAAGAAAGATGCCGCTGTGCCCCCTGCGAAGTTAGCACCCAAATATGCGGGGCTACTCGTTACGGGGGAATTGATCAGCGGTTTCTTGAGCTCGACTTCGTAAGTGACCCAAAGGTCACCAACTATGTCATCTGAACTCATTCCCTGTGTTGCGACGAAGGTTCTTGCCAGATCGTACATCAATGGCTCACCGGATGTAATCGCGGTGTTGCGTATGTAATGAATGGAGAATGGATTTTCCTTTGGATCACATTCCAGCGGGTGACAGGTAGTCTCGAAAGGTACTACTTCTGTTGCCCAGTATTCATTCATCATTTCCGCCTTGTTCTGCGGGGCTGTGTCTGTTGCTCTATATGTGGTTTGCAACATGACTGACCCCAAAGCGGCTGTGGAGCCGTTGAACGTGCCAGATGTGGGTACATAATGAAATACGAGACCCTTAAACTCGTATTCCTGGAAGCGGGTTGCAATCCCAGCTAACCAGGGGAAAGTGCCTTGAAGCCCAGGATTAATATCCAGGCTTGCTTGGGTGGTGAATGGTTTGGAACCGTTGATCGACCGAACGAACTCGCGGTGTCGCACAGTGACGGACTGGCCGTTGTTGTGCATCATCGGAATATTGTTGGACGCTCTCTGAACAAGACTGTTCTTGGATACCATGTAATCGCCACTTCCCAGCCACTTTGATAGAGCAGCGCCAAGACTCGAACCGGTTGCGGACCCAACGGCGGGAGCTCCGAAAAGCCCCCCTACCGCGGTCCCACCAACCGATCCCAGTGCTCGCAGCGCGTGCCCCAGTAGGGTGATTTCCTTGTTGTTTGTTTTCTTTGTCGTGCGCTTCGTACTCGCACGTTTGCTCTGTTTGGACAGTTTCATTGGACGTGATAATTATTCTAACTTGATAATATTTTAATGCCTGGTTCGTTTAGAAGGTGTTCACGTTCCACCGCATCACCCGACCAAGGGGCAATAACGGCATTTTGATAGAAACTCTCGATTTCCACTTGATGATCTGGGAGGATACCAAACGCGTAGTAGTAACTAACGCGTGCCTCGGGGCTGATTTTATGCGAGGAGCCCCTCAATTCGCTCAAGCGCGTACGCATGCTAGTGTTCTGGTAGATTTTCTCTTTCATCCCTTCAGAACATTTCACGCCGTGTCGTTTGTAGGCTTCGTAAAAAGCATGCTGAACTGGGACGCCTAGGTTGAGTGTTGTTCCACAATCACCCACGGCATCTAACCACTTGCGGAAAACATTGTCGTTTTGAACGGCAATGAGGCAAATGGGGTCCTTCTTGAGGACAGCGACATGGTTTCGTACCATGCGCCAACCAGTAGTGAGTTGGACGGGTTTGGTCTGGCAGAATTCAACCTGCTCAAACGCAAACACTGGCTCTTCGGCCACCATGACAAAGCCACGATGACGGAACCATCCTTCCAACCCCTCCAAAAATTTGGTCAGGTTTGCTCGCTCCATGAAGACAACACAGTCATCTCCATTGTTGGCGAGCTCTACTTCGACACAACGATCTTTCGCATATGCGTAGACGCAACCGCACATAATGTTGCAGTTTCCTAGTGAGGTGTTCAAATCTCCACTCGAACGCGTACCTTTAATTTTAAACTTAACAGTTCCATCGTCTGCATAAGCGACACCCTCGTTAACGAGTTGCCAGCTCAAGAGCTTCTGTAACTTGCGATCACCAGGATAAACGCCAGTATAGAAGGAATGCTCAAACTTGAGAGCATCGACGGAGACATGCGCATCAAACTTCGCGGCATCCAAGCCAACAGCCACTGGTTCATTGAACCTATCCCACTTCTGTTTGAGCACTCTAGCGGATTCATCCGCATTGAGCCCCTTTATGACAGTGTGATCTGTGTGACCTCCGAAGGCTTCGTTAATAGCTTTGAAGTATGATTTTTCAGCATGTTTAAGGTAACGCCCGAGTTCCAAATTGTACCTAGGATCACGCGGGTTAATACCCCGCGGAGCTTTGTCCAGATTTTGTTTCTCGAATTTGACAAACATCTTGAGTCTCGCGTCATCCTTCCCCAGCGGTTTGCGCTGTAAAGAGAGCAAGGCCTCCTCATACACCCTCTTCTTGCTACCGGTATAGCGGTCGACAACTTGTCGACGGCTCAAACGGGGCATGCAAGGCATGTGGTTGAGAACGGACTCCTTAAACTCACGGAAGTGACGTTTGTCGAAAGCGCGATTGATGGGGGCAATCGTATTGCGGAACCCCGGTCCATTTTCGTCTTTACAGAAGAAATATCGTTCTGTAAGAGCTCGACCAATCGCGTCTACACCATTATTGTAAACTCCTAGGTTGTGATCTAGGCCAAACCCTTCAATGATGTTAAATCGTCGGGTTTTCAGGGGGCACCCGTTCCGGCGTATGCACAACTTTCCAATTCCCTCCTCCGCAACTCGAGAGACTAGACTGTCATCGACGACAGTATTGGAGCCATACACCGTACGCGGGCACCCTCAGCAGATGGTGGGTGGGGCTCTTGGTACAATACCAAAAGCCTCACGCATCCACTGAGGGCACCGGGTTCGAGTGGTGCAGAGTTGGTCCAAAACACCCTCTGTGAAGAAGGCATTCATGACGCACTGCTGGTGTGTTACGATATCCACATTGCGGACACACCCCTCTCGACACACACGGAGGTACTCGCGCTCGATTAAAAGCCGATTCGCCTCGGTGGGTGATAGGTTGCCAAATTTGGCGCGTAATGTCAGAACCAAGGCTGCTGCAAACTTAGGTGCAACTCGAACCACCAATGGTGTCTCGAGATGACGGTTATCAAGCAAACCGAGGGGGACAAGGGAAGTGACGAGCTCACTAAGATCGGCAGACTCCTCAGCCATCTCCTCGATGGTTTCAGTGTAATTAGACATGTCATAACCTGTCTCATTGTACACTTCCTTCATCGCAGTGGTGATGGCGCGGGTACCAGTGCCGATTGACCGCATGGTCATGGCGTCGCGCACTTCATCGCGCAGAGCCGCTTCTTCTTGCATTGCTGCAAGAAGTTCGTCGTTTACACAAAACAACCAGCGCAATAGCTTGGACTTAATAAGCCAGGCGTGTTTCGATGCTTTCGACCAGCGGGACTTACTGGTCGAGGAGATGGTATCAAGCAAAGGGGACATGTTGCGTGGTTTGCGACCGGGACGATAGGCGACTATAAAATTCTCAACTGGTATAAAC